TGCCTGCTTACTTGTTGAGTTCCTGCGCCCTGCTTGTCACCTGCCTGCTTGCAAGCTTCCATATACTTACCACATAGCTCCATTTCGTTTGCGTGCTGCACTTGATGCGTACTTTGTCATGCTTCTGCCTCCTATGCTTTAGTGTTGAATATAAGCCTGCGCCATCATCATGTGAGCTTCTGCTCTGCACAGAAATCTCTCTGATATTTTTGCGCAGTCGTTGAACTCTCTTGCCAACTGTGTACACATTTTCACCATGTCGAGGTGACGAGATGCAAAACGCATTCTCATTATTCTGTTTGCTTTCATAATTATGCCTCCTATCTTTTTTTAATTGTTATTGCCGTATATCCAGAACGGACAACGGTCGTATATGGTTTACACGTTCCTGCGTGTTGGTTACTCACGTTATTGCGAAACTTCTTTGCACTTCTCTTTTGTTGACAAATTTCAAAGATGTGCTCTGGTTGAGTGTTAATACATACACACTTTGCACTTTGTTCTTTGTACGCTTCCATGCGTTCTTTGTGTGCTTGCTTTCGTGCTTTTGCACGTTCCCGACGTGCTTTGTTTTTTAGCTGATTTATTGTTACTTTCAATTCTGAAAAATCTGAAATTTTCATACCTTTGTCCTCCATTTATAATTAATACGTGTGTAACGTGCGAATGTTTTTGCATCCGTGCTCATCCGTTGCCCGAAAACGCTGTTTATTTCGGCGGTACAAAGCCAGTTTGAACACGAAACACACGTATATATTATTTGCATATCGAACGCCAAGCATAATAACTACAAATCATGTTTGCATTTTATTATGCTTTTGTTCCCTTCTGCTTTTGCTTTTTATGTAAAACACATCACTAAACATTTTCAAAATTTCGTATTTGCGCCCTGTGTCGTACTCGCTTTTTACACCCTGTTGTATATTGCTATCTTTATTTCGAGTTATCGTTTCATTCACAATATTGTTATAAAAACAATACCCACTTTATAACGACATCACACTATCACGTAGTGCAAAACTTTTCAACGCACAAAGGTATGTGTAAAAACCTTTTCAACCGCTACAGATGCTAATTTTCTGTACTTTGTCACCTTACAAAGTGCGTACCCACTTTGCATTAATGTCTCTTATTTGAGTATTATTTAACACAAACACAAAATTGTGCATAGCTTAAAATCAGCGTGTCAAATAATACCCTGTACAAAGGTTTTGTGATGTAAATATGTCAAAGAACGAAAACCGAAAACGTGCCATAAATCAGGCGTGCAAAAAATATGCTTTTTAACGCTTTCGGTGTACGTGTTTAGGTATCACGTACCACCTGTATTTTGTGCCCGTGTGGGTATTGCACCCACATTATGCGCTTTTACGCTTTCGGGCTTGATTAAGTGCGTATTATGCGCACTTAATCATTATTTTTGCAAACTCTTCAGCGGTCAATTTGCCCGCTGCAAATAGTTCGCGTGCTTCCTGTTGTTCTTCTTGAAGAGCAGCTTTTGCAGCTTTTGCGCTCTTCTTTGCAGCTTTTGCAGCCTCTCTATTGTTCGCACGTGCTACTTTATCAGCTTCTTTTGCTGCTGCTGCAAGTACGTACTTGTAAGCGGTGACAAAACCAGTCTCACTCATAGTTACAGGGCAAAGGTAGTCAAAACCTTTGGCGGAAATAGACTCTATTTCGAGCCCCCACTTTGGCATGGTTACACTATGTTTACGATAGCAAACACGACCTTTGAAGTCCTTCGTAAACACATAGAGGTTAAACGGTGCACTTGTAGGTACTTCTTTTCCCAGAAGTATTGCAGCATAACGAACCTTTGCACCTAATTCGTGCAAATTTGTAGCGTTGACGAGTTCGTTTTTACGTGCTAACTTGTTAAGCGCGTTAACGTAATACATAGGCGAGGACTTTGCGGTCTTAATTTCCGCTTTTGCGCCTATTGTTGTAGCGTTCAAAGTTTGCAGATTGTTTGCAAACTTGTTGTCAAATACTGACACATTATTAGTTTTCATATTATATCCGTTTTTCCACACGAGAGCAAAAACGGAAAACGCTTTATGTGATTATTATTATACTCCTATGATGTGCGTATGATGTTAATTATCTTACATCAAATTTATATGGATTAAGTCCTAAACTTCTGCAAATGTAGTTTTTACGAGTTTGCAAATAGTTCCAGTAACCAAATTTATAAGCATGGTTAAATTCTGTACTAATAAACTCACTTATAACAACGTTTGTACACATATCGAAAATTTCGTAGGTGTGCATTAAATTATCATTTCTTGTAATCATGTTACTTTGTTTTTTAATTCGACTTATGTTTGTTAACTCTGTGGAATCTGTGTGGAGTGTTACCCCTGATTCCTGCGTGCAAAATTAATAAGAAAAATTGAAAGTCAGGCGTTTTATCTATTTTTTTAACTTTTATTAATAACTAAAGTATTTTTATTTACATATTTTTACATTTAGTATTTTAATATTATTATTATATATATATATTTACACATTATATATAAGAAAAAATATATTATCATAGTTATATATTATTATTATCTGGTATTATTATTTCCAGAATGTTGTTATTTTATGTTATATCTCTATTTATATTTATCTTTATTTCGATATGTTTATATTATAACTATTTATTTTTTGTTTATATATTTCCGCAAACTAAAAAGAAAAGAAATAAAAAGAATAAAAGCAAAAAGAAAATATAAAAAGAAAAAGAAAAACAGAAAAACAAGAAAAGCGCAAAAAGTAAATTATTAGGAAATGAAATAATATATTTTTGTTTAACGTTCGTTTGTAATCAATATTTCCTTATTTGCCGCGTGTGCCCGTTTCTCGCTTTTCAGTGAAGAGGGGGACAGGGTCAGGAGAACCGCAAAATTGTTTGGTGCAAACACCCTTTCTTTTTTTTGAAGAATTTTTCTCTTCTTTTTTTTAAAAAAAAAAATTAAGATTGGGCAAAATATTTTGTGGTTCAGAGGATTTTTTATATCTTTGCAGTCGTAAACTCACTATAAACTCTAAAATTTGTATTTTCATTTTATTGAGTTGCGCTATCGTTGTGAAACGGTGGCGTATTTTTGTATTCTGCGATTCATTCTGCGATTTAAGGTGATTTGAGGCGCGAAAGCATCTTCAGATGATAACTTATACCACTCAGGCACTAAAAACGTCTCAGAGGGGCTAAAATCAGCCAAAAATCGAATGTATTGACAGATGGGTGATATTTTAACCGAAAAGAAGTCTTTTTACGCGCGTGCATATACGTGTGCATACGAGAATAGATATTAGTTTATTAAAAAGAGTTAAATATCTTGTTGGGATTTTGCGTATTCCCAAAATTTTGTTTAGTTTTGCAGCCGAATTTTCAACTCTTAAACAAAAAACAGGAATTATGTCATTAGAAATTGAAGGCAGGGTAAGCCATATATTACCCGAACAGAGTGGGACGAGTGCTCGCGGTGAGTGGGTGCGTGGTGGATTTGCAGTCAGAACCGAGGGTGAATACCCGAAGAGCATCTGCTTTGAGGTTCTCGGTCGCGAGAGGATAGACAAGATTAGACCATATCTCAGGGAGGGCGGTCTCGTGAAGGTGTCTTTCGACGTAAGCTCAAGGGAGTGGCAGGGACGATGGTTTACCTCCCTCACTGCGTTCTCCGTATTCGCCAAGGAGTCCGAGATAGGTCAGTCACAGTCACAGGGTCAGAATGTACAACAGGCACAGAGTCCTGCTCCTCAGCCTCAACCTGCTCCTCAGTCACAGAAGGAGGAAGACCCACTCCCTTTCTGACGGAGAGGGAGAGAAGAATAATAAACATGCTAAAAAATTTTTATGAATGATGAGAATAGACAAAATGCTTAAAAAGTATTAAAAAGTTTGCATATTACGACTGTATTTAGTAATTTTGCACTTGGCTTTTGAATTAATCAGTCATAATCAAAGGTAGCGTAGTTCCGAAGCGCATTGGCTACGCTACCTCTTCTCAGAAAAGAATCGCTGTTTGCGTTGTCTGCTATTTTGACGCAAAAGCGTTAAGGATACATAGTAATTACTCTTCTCACCGAAATGGGTGGTACGAAAGCTGAATAGCAGCAGCGAGTAGTATCATCCATTAGGTTTTTATAAATTCTGCTATAAATGAAATATTCAATTTTAGGCTTTAACCAAGAACTTGTTTGTGCGATAAAAAAAGATGTGCAAACTGATAATGGAAACATCAAATGTTTGTGTTTGGATGTTGTGGATTTGCTTATTCTTAAAGACGTTTCTGACTTTATGAATAGGTCAAAAATAATAAAACTTACCATTGATGATAAAATTTACTTTTCGATAACGCATAAGTGCATATTGGAAGATTTGCCTATTCTCGGCATAAAGCAACAAGCGTTAAAGGACAGGATTGACAAAATGGTACAGCTTGGTATCCTTGATAAGAAAGTGGTACGTGATAATGGCGGTACTTGGGTAGGTTATCGTATGACTAAGGTTTATGAGGATTTGATATATTCCACCAACAATCAGGGGGGGGTGTACCTCACTACAGGAGGGGGGTGTAGTAGACTACAGGAGGGGGGTGTAGTGGACTACAACCCAAATAACACTATTACTATAAACTCTTCTACTATAAACAATAAAGAAGAAAATATAAAAAGAAGTCGAAACGAATATTCTGAGGATTTCGAGAAAGCATGGGTTCTCGCCCAGCGCAAGGGTTCAAAGCCAGAGGCATACAAGTATTGGAAGAGGCTGAAGGAAGAAGACAAGGCAAAGGTTCTCGCTCATTTACCATTCTACTACAAGTCTAATGACAGACAATACCTAAAGGATTTCAGCGGTTATCTCCACCAATGCTATTACAGTAGCATTGTCTGTGACAAGCAGGGACACGTATTGTACGACCCAGAAAGGTCGCAGTCAAATGAGTACAGACCGACATGCGATGTCACCCTTATGTGGAACGACTACTACAAGGCTTTTATCTACATAGGTTACTGGGATGGTCATATACCTGATGGATATACAGACGAGAATCGTCCAGATGGTGCGACCGTTATGCTCAATAATGGTCGTGGTAATGTTAAATGGTCTAAGGAGAAGAAGCAATGGATAAAAGAATAGCGAAAGAAAACTACCCAGAACTGCTCCGCAGTCCGCTATGGATAAAGAGAAGAAACGAAATCCTCTCAAGGGACGAGAATACATGTCAGTTTTGCGGTGCGCAAGACAAGTACCTCCATGTGCATCACAGATACTACGCTCAAGACAGGATGCCTTGGGAGTATGACGATGATGCGTTAGTCACTTTGTGCGAGGACTGTCACACACATATACATGAAGCTCTATCCTTTGAGGATGTCCATATAGGAGATTTGTTCACCTACGAGCATAGCGATTTCGAGAACACCTGTATTGTTTACGACATCAATGTCACCGAAGAAACCATATCTCTGCTTGAGTATGACAACGGAGGAGACACGGAAACCTTATGGGACGAGACTGTCTCGTTTCGGTATTTTAGGAAGAAGTACTATAAATGCGAAACTTACGACCCGATGTTCCCATACTGGCTCGTATACGTGCATACCCACTTAGAAGAGACCCCTGCGGCATTCCGATTCTTCTATAAAGACCGCATTTGTAAGAATAAACGCCTCGCATACATACTTGAGAGGAAGGAACAATACTTGTATTAATAGGCATTATGGATATAAACGAAATAAGACGTTGGCACAGCGTATTCAAGCGCGATGGCGAGTTGTTCGAGATACGAATCCTGTGCGGCGGAGGCAAGATTTATAGCGGATACTTCACGGATATAGAGAAAGCTCTCGCGCTTCTCCCTTCTTACGATATGTTTCAGATATACTTCACGGTAAACGAAGTGAAGTCCGCATGTAGCAGCAGAAAGCAATTTGACACATTCTTGACGGTAAGTGGCTCTGCTACATCCAAGAACGACATAGAGCATCGTTGGCTACTTCCTGTCGATATTGACGTTGAGCGTCCGTCGGACGTAAGCAGTACAGACGAAGAAAAGGGATATGCGCACAAAAAGGCATGTGAGGTATACAAATTCTTGAGGGATGCAGGCTTCTCTTTGCCGATAGTATGCGACTCGTCTTCAGGCTATCACATATACTACCCCATTGATATGCCGAATACGGCGGAAAGCGAATCCGTAGTAAGGAAGTTCTACGAGGTTCTCTCCAATCTCTTCTCTGACGAAAAAGTCAAAATAGATAAAGTCGTCGGGGATGCAAACAGGATTATGCGCCTGTATGGAACTTGGGGACGCAAGGGTCGGAATACACAGGAAAGACCTCATAGGATGGCGAAGATACTTGCCGTTCCGCAAGAAGTTACACGAATGAAACGTGAGCAAATAGAGTCTTTCATAGAAAAGTACTCCATTAAGACGGAGTCTGTACAGCATAGGGCTTACAACGGAATCCAAGGGGAGAGTTTTAGCTTGAGGGACTTTATTGCGAAATATGAAATTAGAGTAGCCAAGGAACTTCCTATTTCGGGAGGAGGCACAAAGTACGTGCTTGAAGAGTGCCCTTTCGATTCACAGCACAAAGCTCCCGACAGTGCCTTGTTTGAATTGCCTAACGGAAGCATAGCATTCAAATGCTTTCACGACTCGTGCGCACAACACGATTGGAGGGCATTTCGTCTTCACTTCGACCCACACGCATACGAACGAGAAAAGCAGGACTTCAGTTCCCAGACTCGGTATAGACAAGTAGTGCCTCATCTGCCACAAAAGCCCAAGTACGAGATAAAGGATGAGATTCCAGAGTTGGGCAAAAAGTGGCTTTCCATGTCCGATATTCAGAAAGTTGACTTGTCTGCTATCCCTCGCGTAAAGACGGGTATTCACGAACTTGACAATAATATATTAGGATTGGCCGAAAGTGAGGTCACGCTACTTTCTGGTGGAAATGCAAGTGGAAAGTCATCATGGCTCAACACTTTGGTATGCAACGTCCTACAACAAAACGTTTCGTGCGCTTTGTTTAGTGGTGAGTTACCGCCACATATTCTAAAGGCATGGATTCAAATGGTTGCTGCTGGTAGGGATAATTTGCGTCAATCACAGTATGGTGACGGAAAGTATTATGTACCAAATAACATATCCGAAAAGATAGACAAGTGGATGGATGGCAGATTCTTTCTATTTAACAACGAATACGGCAATACTTGGGAAGAGGTTTTCCATGATATGAAGGAATTGCTAAAAGCCAATGTTAAGCTGTTTATCCTTGATAACTTGATGTCTTTAGACATTGATTTATTGGAGGGCGATAAGAATAACAAGCAAAAGAACTTGATTTTGCAATTAAAGGAATTTGCAAAGAAAAACCATGTGCATATCATAATAGTGGCGCACCCTCGTAAAAGCCTTGCTTTTTTGCGAAAAGCGGACATTTCGGGTACAGCAGACTTGACGAATGCGGTTGATAATGTACTAATTGCGCATCGTGTTAATCAAGACTTTTTGAAAGCAGGAGCAGAGTTCTATGGGCAAACCGAAATACAAAAATATTCGGGTTTCGGCAACGTGATAGAAATTTCCAAAAACAGAATGTATGGTGTATGCGATGTGTTGGTCGGTATGCACTACGAAATCGAAAGCCGCAGATTCAAGAACTCGCCCGAAGAACGTGTTATATACGGATGGGAAGAGCCTCCGCAGCAGAGTTCGGTATTCGATGCGCATTATCCGTTCTCTCCAGAAGAAGAGGTAGCTCCCTTTTAATAATAACTGATAAAAAACAAAATACAATGGAAAAAGAAAAGAAATCAGGAAAGCAAGTAGGAGGTACGCATTATGAAAAACTTGCGATAGACCCCTTTGAGTATGGTTACAGAAATAATCTCGACCCTTTGAGTTTTACTGCTATAAAGTATATTACTCGCTTTAGAGATAAAAACGGACGAGAGGATTTGGAGAAAGCCCTATCAACCATACATAGGCTGATAGAGATGGAATATGGAGAATGATAATTCGTACGTATATTTTTTATATTTGATTATTTGGTCGTTATGAAAAAAGAGAAATACAACATTAAAGACTATGTAGGGAAGAAATATGCACATCTCACTATAATGAGCGATGTGCCTTTATCTGACCGCATAAAGAAATACGAATGCAGATGCGATTGCGGCAATACCGTATATAGGCATTTATGTCACATTGTTACAGGTCATACAAAAACCTGCGGAAAGTGTAATTCCTTTTTGCTTGACAGAACTGATAAGCGTAAACAGTATTTAGATATATCAGGTCAACGCTTCAACAGGCTCAAGGCGATAAAATTTGTAGGATATGATAATTTTTCACGAGCAAAGTGGCTTTTTGAATGCGACTGCGGAAACAAAGTGGTCGCTTCTGCATATAACGTAAAGTCTGGGACAACGAAGTCATGTGGCTGTCTAAAACATTTCCCTAACCGTCGCAAAGACATGTCGGGAATGACTGTGGGCAAATTAACGGTAACAGACCACTCTTTCAAAAAAGGGAAGTTTCTATATTGGAGATGTAAATGTAGCTGTGGCAACATTATAGATGTCAAGGCTGCGAATTTGCAGAGAGGGCATACTAAGTCGTGTGGCTGTCTGTATGAAGAAAAAGAAAATAACGCAAAAAAGCACAATGAGTGGTCTTATAACGTAAAAATGATATACGACAACGAATGTGCGAAGTGCGGAGCAAAAAAAAGACTTCAAGCTCATCATATCTTTTCAAGAAATATGTATCCACAATACGAAAAGAGATATGGTAACGGTATTTGCCTGTGCGTTGATTGTCATAGAGATTTCCACAAAAAGTACGGATATAAATGCAATGAAAGTGACCTCGCAGACTTTCTTGGAATATCCGATAATGCAAAAAACATAATAAGACTTGCTGTGGAACGGGAAAACAAGGATGAGGATTTGAAGAAAGTCATCCACTATGCCATTCTCGCGCTCAAGTACGACTATGGTTATAAGCAGGAGGATGTGGAGCGTTTTCTGAAAGAGAAATTCATTTCCCAAGAAAAAGACTCTCAGACGTACGGAAATCCTCTTCGTGGTTAGTTGTACCAC